ACAGCAGTGGCATCATGTTCACTACCACTCTTCACCGAACAATCCATCACCGCATAGACCCCATCACACTTCATGACAGGTTCCACTGGCTGGTCATTCTCTAAAAGATACTCCAACCTAAAGAACGTGGAATTGGCCCATGAAATGAACTTGGCCTCATACTCCTGCTGATACACCAAAGGATGCTCAGTCTTCTTCAGACTCTCAAGCTCCTCCAATGGCACATACGGATTAGTTGAAGTGGGTGCATAAAACTGCTTAAACCCCAACTCCTCATCATGCCAAGCACGGTAAAAGAAATTATCTGGGTCCACCCCATTGGGCGTAGAAAACAACCAAAACGACCCTTTGGTTGTCAATAATGTCGGCTTAATAGACTTTGACCAAATGTCAATCATGTCGGGCTTCGTAAAAGCCGCTTCATCCAAAAACCCAACCTTGTACGTTCGCCCGCGCCCAGCCAAAGGGTTGTCATTCACCACCCAGAAATCATTCACCCCACCAGTCGTGCAGCGAATAACCCCCTCAGTCTTACTGGCCGACTTAGTCACCGGCTTCAATATATCCAGCAACTCAGTCTGCGGCTCCGCCAACTGACGCCACTCAGGCGTAAATAACCCCGCCTGAAAACCCTTCAAAGCCGTATCCGCCGCAATCGTCACCATCATCTTGGTCTTCCCCCCAGCGCCTGCCGCAACAAACTACGTTGAAACGGCTCCTCCCTTTCCAGATATCGACCTGACCAGAATGAAGCGTTGGCAATATGATATTAGGCATCTGGCAATCCCCCAATTACCGTTACCACCGTATCTACTTCGGCAGTGCCATTGGCAGGACTGTTATAAATTTTTGGCAACACCTTGCACAAAATCCACTTTCTTGTATCAACCCTCAAACGTGACCGCTGGACAAACTCATTGTCCATCTTGCGATTACCCTCTTGGTCAATAAACGCATCCCCACTACTGTCATCCGCAATTTCCAAAATCTCTTCCAACAAACCATCATAAATGGCCCTGCGAATGTCCCAGTACCTGTCACCAAATCCACTGTGGTTATCCATCGCCCATTTGCGAATCACAAAATCAGACGGCATACCAGGCATTTTGCCGATTTCGTGAACAGAATGGCCTTGCATCATCAAATCCAAGATTTGATTCGCAACGGCCTCACTATAACGAACTGCTGGTCGGGGTGGCTTTCTCATGCGCCGTTTATATCACGGGCACCAGTTGCAAGGCAAGCATTATGCTCATGGGGATGGATGCGAAACTATTTCGCACCTCTAGTGAATTAGAAAATAAAAAAAATTTTGGGCGATTGCGGAAATGATTTTTAGATTGGTAGGCGAAAAAATGCGGTAGGGTGGAGGGGCTTTTTTAGGGTGGGGGGGAGCCTAGAGTCCCTTTTTCGCTGAATCGGCCGCGGAAAGCGCGAAGCCGATGCCAAATCGGGCCGAATCGATGCAGCGAATCGGGCCGCATAGGGGAAAACCCATTTTATACAACTGTCATTATGTCAAATCAGTGCTTTAGCGTATGCGCCAGCGATAAAACACTTACTGAATCGGTGAATTGTATATCGGTTTTTTTTAATCTTGGCCAATTCGCGCGTAGATGGATAAGCAGCCATTGTTAACGTCCCTTGATTTTATCGGTGCATTGGTGCATGAGCCGCCAAGTGCATGGGCCGCCAAGTGCATGAGCCGCTAAGTGCATGGGCCGCTAAAATTAGTTTTGCACTTTACATAATTTTACAATAAATTTATTGTTTTTTTAGTCAACCATATGTAAATGTTAGCCGTTATAGGTTAAGATAACACCGTGCCGCGCGATAGTGCAAAGCACAAAACAAAGGATTAAAAATGATAGAGATTGTTTCCGCTTTAGTGCTTTTTTCTCTCACTGTTTTGGCATCAGTTTTGACGGCAATTTATGCCGCTTATGTCACCTATTCTTTTTTCAAACCCTAAACCCTAAAGGATTAAAATGTACAAGGATTTAACCCTAGATATTGCAGCGGCACTGATCATATCGGCCGTTCTATGTTTTTTTGCTTTGAAATATTTTGACGTCTTGGTCAAATAAACCCTAAACCCTAAACCCTAAACCCTAAACCCTAAACCCTAAACCCTAAACGCTAAACCCTAAAGGATAGAAAATGCAAATTATCACTAAATTAAACTTGTCCAATGTCGTCGACGAATTGGCCGTTATTAAATCGGAAATTGCCGATTTAATGCAACAAGAAAAGCAACTAAAGGATTTATTAATAGAAACCGGCGCCGGCACAATCGACGGCACTTTGCACCGGTGCGCTATAACTTACAGCGACGGCCGCGCCGTGATTGATTGGCAAAGCATAGCCGCAAAATTTAACCCGTCGCGTCAATTGATAACCGCGCATACGTCAACGGGCGATCCGTTCTACAGCGTGCGAATCAGTGCACGCAAAACAAGCAAATAAGGGGCAAACCATGAGAAAACAATTTAACCCATTTTTTGACGTTTCAAGCCGGCGCGGTGCACCAATGGGCCGGCATGGCGATAATCCCGCAAATTTAGCCGGTGCAAAGCGTTTTCATGCACGTCACCAAGGCGGGGGGGACGGATACGATAAAGGCGGTGCATATTGGGGCACGCCGTGTAACGTGTGGGGCGTGTGGGGCTGGGTTGACGGCGCGCCGCGTGTAGTTTATGTGCGTGCCAATTTTCGCACTGAAGCAATTAACAAAGTCAAAACGGGAAAATTATGATTAAACCAATTGACACAAAAAAACAAGCGCTAATAGTTAAAAACGTTTTGGCCGCGTGCAAGGATATTAATAAACTAAATAAAACCGGATACGATTATTTATATAATTGTTCTGGGTTTATCGCGCATTATGATATTAATGGATTCAAAGCCCATTATTCTAATAATAATTTGCAAAGCGATATAGAACGATTCTCTAAACAGAATCAGTGGTCAAATTTTCGCGCCGGTGAAAATAATGCGGATTATTATCATTCTAAACGTGACGTTTACAATAAAATTTTAGGCGAATTTTGTGCCCATGAATTTATTAAAAATCATTTTATAATTATTCATATTGGGGGTGAAAAATGAAAATAGAATTAACACAAAATCAATTTAATGATTTGAATGAAATATTAATTTATTTGCTTAATTCAGAAATTGATAATTTTCATGAATTTTTAGAAACTGAAATGAGCAAACAAAATATTATTCATATTTACTCATTAACTGAAAATATTTATAAATTGATAAATAGGGGCTTAAAATGAAAACCTTATTTAACGTTGACGATAAATTTTTACCCGCTATTTTTGAGAATGATTTAAAACAATTAGATGATTTTGAAATAAAACAATTTAATGATTTTATTTTAAATTTATATGGGGGCAAATTTGACGATTTTAAAACCCCGATTCACATTGGAAAATGTGATATATCCGATTCTATATCTTACGTTTCAACTATTATTTATCGGGGTTAAAAATGACGTTTTATCATATTACGTTAAAATCGGCCAATGCCAAAACCGGCCCAATACCCGTCAGCACTATTTCCGCTAATACTTGCCCCGATATTTGTCCATTCAAAAAAGGGGGATGTTATGCAAAATCGGGGCCGCTAGCATTACATTGGGGCAAAGTAAACGACGGCACGCGCGGCACTGATTTAGCCGGTTATATTGAAACAATAGCAAATTTCCCGACCGGCCAATTGTGGCGGCACGCGCAAGCGGGGGATTTACCCGGTGAAGGTGAAACAATCGACGGGGCCGCATTGGGTGAAATAGTGCGTGCGAATATCGGTTTGCGGGGTTTTACATATACTCATTATTCACCCGATATTGGTGACAATGCAAAATTTATACGGGGCGCGAATGAATGGGGCTTCACCGTCAATTTAAGTGCCAATAATTTAGATCATGCCGATAAATTGGCAAATTTAAAAATTGGCCCAGTGGTAACAGTTTTACCCGCTGATTTTACAGAAAACACATTTACCCCAATGGGTCGAAAAGTAGTTATTTGCCCCGCAACAATACGCGACGGTGTATCGTGCGCGACGTGCCAATTATGTGCCCGTCAACGTGACATTATTGTTGGTTTTCCCGCGCATGGTACGGGCAAAAAATTAGTAGAAAAAACGATTCAAATTTTTAGGGGTTAAAAATGAATAAATAACCCTTAATTTTCGCGCTATATCGCGCCGGTCAACACCGGCCCAAAAAGCCCGATTCGAAGCCCATAAACCGGCGCGAATCGGTTTTTTTTTTGCTGGGCCGCTGAGTGCTGGGCCGCTGAGTGCTGGCCGCTGAGTGCTGGGCCGCTGAGTGCTGGCCGCTGAGTGCTGGGCCGCTGAGTGCTGGGCCGCTGAGTGCTGGCCGCTGAGTGCTGGCCGCTGAGTGCTGGGCCGCTAAGTGCTGG